CCGCACTTCACCCGGCTGGAGAAGATGCTGACCGAGCTACGACGGTTCTTTCCCGTCTTCCGGGAGGCCATAAGGATCTGAACCGCCTCGAAAGTATCAGGCGGGATGATGGCTTCGTGGTTGTCCCGGACATAGTACTGCGGAATTTCGCCCTCGTTGTTCTTTTTCTTCTTGGTCAGAAAGTCCACAGTGTAGGTCTTCTGGAGCAGGGCATCGCCCTTGTATTTCTCGTTCGTCAGGATGCTGCGGATATTGCTGGCGTTCCAGTGGTCCTTCCCTCCTGGTGAGGGGATGCCTTCACTGCTCAGGGTCCGGGCTATGCTGATCGGCGACATCCCGGTGAGGAACATCCCGTAAATGCGTCGGACCAGTTTAGCCTGCTCTGGGTTGACCACGAGGTTCCCATCCTCCCCTCGGTCGTAGCCGAGGAAGCGGTTGAACGGGACCGTGACCTTGCCGTCTGCAAAGCGCTTCCGCTGGCCCCATGTGCAGTTCTCCGAGATGGACCGTGCTTCTTCCTGTGCCAACGAGGACATGATCGTGAGCAGCAGCTCGCCCTTGCCGTCGAAGGTCCAGATGTTTTCCTTCTCGAAATAGCACTCGACGTTGTGCTCCTTCAGGGAGCGGATGGTCGTCAGGCTGTCTACGGTGTTCCGGGCGAAACGGCTGACGGACTTGGTAATGATCAGATCGATCTTCCCGGCCAGCGCATCCGCCACCATGCTTTTGAAGCCCTCGCGCTTTTTCGTGTTGGTGCCGGTGATGCCTTCGTCGGTGTAGATCCCGGCGAACTCCCAATCATCCCGGCCTTGAATGTAGTTGGTGTAGTAGTCCACCTGCGCCTCGTAGCTCGTCATCTGTTCTTCCTGATCGGTACTGACACGAGCATAGGCGGCCACCCGGCGCTTCTGGGTGCTGTTGATCGGAGCCGCCGTGAACCGGCTGAGCGTGGCCGGTATGGTGGTTACGGATTTGGCCATTTCTTTTCTCTCCTTACTTGCTTCATGTGTTCGCTCATGGCTTTACGGCGTTCCGGGGTGTACGTGCCCTTGATGGACTCCCTGAACTTAGCTCGCTGCTCATCAGACCAGGGATGGGCTTTGCGCTTGGTGCTGTACTCGGCATTTTCGGTATGGCCGTCTGTGAAGGTGAATTCCAGAAAGCCGCTTTTGACCATCGTGATCTGCTCAATACGTTCCCGGAAAGCATCGGCATCGAAATCGTCCGTGCCCATGACCTTTGCTGTTATCTCCATGAGCTCCGGTTCTCGAATGCCCTTGATGCCGCAGTTCGTAGCGCCACTGCCCGCGCAACGCCAATAGCTGACTTTTCCGTCTTTGCATTTCTGGGTTTGCCGCCTGCAGGAACTGCCGCAGCATCCGCACTTGATGCGGGTAGTAAATGGCGAGAACCGGCCTTCGCCCTTGGCCATATAGTTTCTGACCCATTCACGCTGGCGATCTTTGAATTCATCCGTCCAGCAGTCCTTCTTGGCAGTGGATTCCCATTCCTTCGTGACCTCAGTACCATCGAAGAAATGGAAGATCAGTATGCCGCCTTCCGGGACATCGATACGCTCGATACGTTCAGCGAAGATTACCTCATCGAATTCATCCAAGCCCAGAACATCGGCGCAGGCCTGCTTCAGGATCTTATCCGGGATCTCCTTGGCGTAGCAGCCTTCGCCTTTCTGTTTCTGCTTCCGGGAGCCGCAGACCCAAGTCGTGTACATGCCGTCCTCATCGGTATAGGTTGTCGTGTACTTAGCCCGGTTCTTCCGGATATTGTGCATGAAGCTCTTCCCGCAGTTGCAGCACTTGATTTTTCCAGTGAAACAGGTGATGTTCAGGCTCTTGTTTGCCAGAGCACCGAGTTCCTTTCGCCGCGCCATTTCCTCCTGCACATACTGGAACGTTTCCATGTCGATGATCGGCTCGTGAGTGTTCTCGACGAAGTATTGCGGTAGCTCGCCCTTGTTCTTCCGACGCTGCTTATTGATGGGGTCCACCGTGTATTCCTTCTGGAAGAGCATGTTTCCGGTGTAGGTGATGTTCGTGAGGATCACCTTGATGTTGGAATCCACGAACCGGAAACCGCCCTTTGTCGTGATGCCCTCCGCAGCCAGTTCGCGCTCGGTCTCCAGCCGGGACTTCCCGTCAAGGAAATTCTGGAAGATGCGCCGGACGATAGCCGCTTCCTCCGGAACGATGACCAGATGATCGCCTTCCCATTCGTAGCCGAGGATACGGAATTTACCGTTGGGGATGCCCTGCTTGAAGCGTTTGACCATGCCCCACTTGACGTTCTCAGAAATGCTGCGGCTTTCCTCCTGCGCGAAGGAAGCGAGGATGGAAAGCATCAGCTCACCGTCGCCACTCATGGAATTGATGTTTTCTTTCTCGAACCGGACTTCAATGCCGAGATCCTTCAGGTGGCGGACTGTGTTCAGCAGGTCCACGGTGTTCCGTGCAAAACGTTGTATGCTCTTGGTGAGGACGATGTCGATGTTCCCGGCCTCGCATTCAGCCAGCATCCGATTGAACTCTTCGCGCTTCTTAGTCCCGGTCCCGGAGATGCCGTAATCGGCAAAGACGCCAGCATACTCCCATTCAGGATTCTTCTGGATCAAGGCGCTGTAGTAGCTTACCTGTGCAGAAAGCGAGTGCTGCATCCGCTCGGAGTCCATAGACACTCTGGCGTAGGCGGCAACCCGCTTTCTCTTCGGAAGAACCGGCGTTGTTCTCTCAAGTTTTTCTACAGTTTTCAAGAGAAATCCCTCCTTTCGGTGTGTCTATATATCACTCTAAAGAGGGTACATAGCAAGCGTTTTCCGATAATAAACTACCCAAATATGGCCGGTATTTTTGCAGCAGTTTGGTATCAATCTCAGCGTACTCCTCCGGGGTGATCAGACCCTTTTCCAGCATCGCTTTGGCCACGGAGAGGGCCGCCTGGTATCGCATGTCATCGCGTAGCTGCTTCTGCGTCATTGGGCGTCCCTCCTTCCATAGCGGCCTTTGATATAGCAGGCGTGGGAGCAATACTTCCGGCCAGCATTGCCGTAGGCGGTGAAGGGCTTTCCGCAGGTTGGGCAGGTGAACTCATAAAGCGCTTTTCGCCGGACCTGCTCCGGATGGGCGTTCCACCATGCCTGCATGCAGTCCGGGCAGCAGAACTTCTTCCTCTTCACACCGGGAATGTGCGTCAAGGCGGCACCGCAATTCAGACAGACATCGGTGGTGATCTCCACCCGCGTATTGGTCTCGGCCTTTACGCCAGCGAGGCCGTGATTTCTGCAGTAGGCCTTGACGCTATCCTTGGACAGACCGACAGCGTTGGCGATGGCAGTGTAGCCGTAGCCCTGATGCCGGAGGTCTGTTATTTTCATTCTCTGTTCGTTTGTCATGATGACCTCCAATCCGAAGGCTTGGCCTTCACTTTCCACTGGAGATTGGAAGTCGATTTGAGCGGACAAAAATAAAAAAAGAGGGCCTGCAGGATTTCTCCCACAGGCCCAGATGGCAGGTTTATAGCTTTTTGCAGTAATCGAGGCTGATCCAACCAGCGCCGGACTTGAGCTTGCCCCAACCGGAGCTGGAGCCCTGACCGGATTGCACGTCCACGATGGTGAACACACCAATGCCGGTATAGGAGCCGGTGCGGCTGTAGTTGGTACCAGGACCCTTGCGGATATTCAGATCCCGGATGCTGACCTTCACAAGGAAGGGTACGTCCTTCACCTGCGGGGCAGCAGGAGTGGCAGGTGTGACCGGAACCACAGTTCCGGCAGCGTCATAGGCAGGTCTGCCATAACCGAGGATACGGCTGTTGGTCAGGGAGTAATTCCTCCGCGCCACCTGATTGCTGGTGTTGCCCTCAATGGTATGCACCTGCTTCTTATCCACGGATTCCACGATCCCGGTGTGCGTGCTATTGTCGAGCGAAGTACCGAAGAAGATCTGATCTCCCGGCTGCGGGTCCTTGGTATGGAACTGGCCCTTGTTCTTGAAGTAGCGCAGAGAGTAGGTGCATCCCGCGCCTGCAGAACGCTCCGGCTGGCAGAGCAGAGCCAGTGCCTTATCATAGCCAAAGGCCGTCAGGAAACACCAGTCGACGAACATGTCGCACCATGCAAAGCCGTTTTTC